CTCCAGCATCGCCATGCTGCCGATGATGGTCTGGTTTGCGCTCCAGGGACTCATCTCCCCGAGCCACTTCTTCGCGGCGCGGCGAATCTCGGCCAGTCTAATCGTGCCGTCGCTGGCGTAAGTGACGATGTGCTCGACCATCCAGATGTCGAAGGAATCCCGCCCCGCGATTTCGCCGAATGTGAAGCGGAAAGACGGGACGATATAGGTCTTGACCAATCGGATCATGCGCTCAACGATCCCGACGCTGACGACGCTGGAAAATGGATTTTCCAACAAGTGCATTATCAGGATCAGGCGCCCCAGCGTGCCCTCGATCTTGCCGAACGCGGTCATGAACACCTGGTCGGCATTCAGGATGCGCTCATCCACCTTCGCCTGCTCGTACCAGTGCTGGAACTCCCTGAAGGCCGTGTAGCCGGCCGGCGCCAGCGTGTACTCCATCGTCGGCAGGGCGTGGATCAGGCGCAGCGTGTTCTCCCACTGCGCTTCGTGACTCATGTAGTCGGGGACCGGGTGCCCGAGCTTCGTATGCGCCCCGCGCAGCACCGCCGGCAGGAATCGCTGGATCAGGCCGTCCGCGGACAACAAATCGACATGCTCACGGAATACCCGCGGCTGGATGTTCCCGTAAATCCCGACCGCCATGTTGTCGCACTGAATCGAGCCAGCTCCTACGCGATCCATGCTGTAGGGTTGCGACTCGTAGCTGACGACCCATGTCGAGCGGTCCTCACCACCCATCGTGTCGGTGATCTTGCGCACCCACGAATTCATCTCGTCCAAGTAACAGAGCAGCCCGCGAGGGCGCTCAGCAGCCTGGCGCACCAGTTTCTGCGAGGTCACATCCATGACCATGAGGCGCAGCGGCACGGGCTGAGACACTGGGTCGGGATTCTTAGGACCAACGATGCCGAGGGCGGCCTCGGGGCCTTTCACGAATTTGAGAAAATCCTGCTTCTCCGCGGAATATTTTGCCTCCTGTGCCTCCCAGTCATCGAGCGCCTGTTTGTACCGGCGCCGGTCCTCCTGCTCGATCTGCGTCAGCGGCGCAAGCATGGGCCGCGATCCTGGCGACTTCTTGTCGGCAGGCTCGCCGATGGTCATGAGCCACAGGATCGGCGGCACCTTGAAGCCGTCGAGCAGGGTGAGCTTGGAGCGTGCATCAGCGACGGCGACCACTGCAGCGAGGCCAGCGAACAGCGGCACGATAGGGTCGCAGCCCACACCATCGCTTACCTCTTGCACCCTGACTCGCAGCGCCTCGGGGAACAGGGACAGGTCGAGGTCGGGCGGTTGTGGGCGCAGCGAGTCGATGAGTTTCTGCGGGCTGGACTGCGCCTTGCTGAACAGCGCGGAGGCGTCGATGGCGGGGCGTCGCCAGCCGTAATGCTTGGCGATGTGGAACAGCGTGCCGAAGGTGACGCGATCCGCCTTGTCGCTCCTAAAGCTGCGCCACTGGCCGAGCATGGTCTGCTCGCCGGGGTACTTCTGCGGCGCGGTGCGGCTCCATTCGTCCCAGATGTAAAAACCGGTCTCTGCCTCGTTGAGCAGCGATCCTGCCCAGTGCAGTGCCATGCCCACGCGCAACCACTCGTCGCGGTTCGTGCTGGCGGGGATCATCTCGACCGCGGAGCGCACCTCACTCCACGAAGCAGCCACGTTGTCGAGTGCCGGGAGTGTCCTGGTGTGCTCGGTTGCGAGCAGCGCGTTCCAGTGGGCTTGTATTTCGTCAGGGATCAGGGGCAGGCGCGACCAGTGACCTCTGCCAGCCCAGCGATACGGCGCGTTTGTGAGCGGGTGAATGCTCGGTGGCAGCACATCCTGGACCGTGAGTCCGTTGGCGGTGCCGCAGCGCAGCTCGTACAGCGCCTTGCCGCCAGAGTTGACTTTCTTCGAGGCGAGCACCGTGCCGAACGGCATCTCGTAGAGCAGCTTGCCGCGCCCCTGGCGCCCTGAGTCGATGATGACCGCATCGGGGGCTTCGTAGAGCGCGTTCAGGTCGATGCCTGCGAGTGCGAGCAGGGCACTGGCCTCATCCCAGTTGTCGATGTCCAGCGCCATCGTGCGGCTGTAGGCGTGGGCAAGACCGATGCCGTGACCCGGTGGCAGGTCAGCCTGTGATTTCAGGCGGTTCTCGCTCCTGTTCCACCCCTCGGTGGTCGGGCCTTTGCTGCCCGGTGGGATCGGGACCAGTGCCCATCCTCGGGATATGTAGGCGTCTACGGATGCGGGGTGTGGTTGCACTGTTGGTGTTGGTTGACTCAATCCGACCCCCGGAGTCCCTGTCATTTGCACTGTGTAAAACATTGTGGCACGATTGCTCCACGTTCAGCAAATCCAGAGACCAGACCAATGAGTCGCAAAGCCAAACCTCTCACCGAGCACTTGAACATCCGCGTCGCCAAGGGCGAATTCGCGGAACTGCACAAGAAGTCGGCGCCGGATGGCGGTGTGTCAGTGGTCGTGCGCCAGATGATCGAGGCGTACCTGGACGGCCGCATGTTCATCAAGCCGAAGCCCACCTCTCTCAACCAGTCATCGTAAGGAGCAATCATGTCCCTCGAAGCGCATATCCAGGAACTCACCGCTGCCGTCAAGGCACTGACCCTCGTCATCGCGGAAGGCGAAACCACCGAAGCCGCTGCACCGAAGCGCGGTCGCAAGCCCAAGGATGCCCCTGAAGTCGCCGCCCCTGTGGCGTCCCCGAGCGTACCAGCCCTGCCGCCGGGCTTCCAGCAGTTCACGCCGCCCCCGGCACCGACACCGGCCATGCCCGCTCCCCCGGTCTTCGTCGCACCGCCTGCCGCACCACAGCAAGCCGGTGTGCCGTTCAGTGACGGCGCCTCGCTGCTGAAGTGGGTGATGGAGAAGTACAAGGCGCTCGGCCCAGTCAAGGGTGCGCAGATTCAGAAGGTCATCAACGACCTGGGCTACTCGAACGTCAACGACATCAAGCCGGCGCACTACGCTGACTTCCATGCGCGCGTGGAGGCGCTGGCGTGAGTATCGGCGCAAAGGCGTTCGATGGTGGACCTGCGTTTCCGGTTTGTCCACCGGATTACAGCAGCCAACACTCGTCAGAAGGCATGTCCTTGCGCGACTACTTCGCCGCACAAGTACTCGCGAGCGTAGCGGCACAGGCCATTAACGAGTCCGTCGCAAAGGGTAAGGATCAAAAGGAAAGTCTTGCGGTGGTCGCTTATGCCTACGCCGACGCCATGCTGGATGCGCGCAAATGACCACCCCCACCCACGCCGCCCTGAGCCCGAGCAAGGCGCATAGGTACGTTCGTTGCCCTGGCTCAGTGCGGCTGGAGGCGCAGTACCCCGACGTACCGAATGACGCTGCTATCGACGGCACACACTCGCACACGCTGCTCCAGAAGTGCATCGAGACCGGCTTGATGCCCGCGGCGATGTTCCTGAACGAGACGCTGACGGATCATGAGGGCACCTTCACCGTGGACGCACAGCGAGCGTCACGGGTGCAGGTATGTCTCGACTACATCATGAGTCGAGTGGCCGAGTTGAGGGCCAAGGGCATCGAGGTCAAGGTAATCGCGGAGACACGGGTCAGCCCGAAGCTCTGGACCGAGCGCGACGACCAAGACGGCACCGTGGACGTACAGATCACGGGTGGCGTCGAGTACCTGGAAATCATCGACTACAAGGACGGCATGGGGACCGTACCCGCCAAGGACAATGAGCAGTTGGAGTTGTACGCGCTCGGCGCCTTCAACGGGCAGACCAACGTCCGCATGACCATCGTGCAACCGAAGCTTGCCACCAAGGGCATGCCGCCCATCGACTCATGCGAGCGGGACAGCAATCACCTGTTAGGCCGAGCCGTGGCTTACAAACTCGCGGGCGCCGCCGCAGAGGCACCCGACGCCCCGCTGGTGCCGGGGGATGTGCAGTGCAAGTTCTGCAAGGCCAAAGGCGGATGCCCCGCGCTGATGAACCAGTCGGCGGCGCTGTTCTCGCCGGTTGCCGCGCAGTCAACTGGGACGCTGGTTGACAACACCATCGCCAAGAACCCCGAGGCCATGAGCGGTGCCGACCTGGCCGAGGTACTGAAGGCGGCCCCGCTGGCGCGGCAGTTCTTCGAGTCTGCGGAGGCCGAAGCCGAGCGACGCATGAAGCTCGGACTCGCGGTGCCGGGGTTCAAGCTGGTCAACGGCCGCGGCTCGCGCGCCTGGTCGCTCCCCGAGGACCAGATGGCCGAGAAGCTGACGAAGCTCGGCATCCCCAAGGGCGAGGTCTACGAGACGAAGCTCCTGTCCCCGGCCAAGGTCGAGAAGTTGACTTGGAAGAACCGGGCCGGCGAGGTCCAGTCCCTGACCCCGAAGAAGCTGGCCGTGGTGGCGAGCGAGTACACGACCCACATGGCCGGCAGGCCCACGGTGGCTCCCGAGTCCGACTCCCGGCCTGCTATCCTTACCGATGCGAGTGCGATGTTTCAGTCCATCGCTCCCGCAGTTACCGTAACCCCCGACTGGATGAAGTAACCCGTAACCACAACCAAGAGGTAAATGTCATGACAACCGAGCAACCCAAGAACGTCGTTTTTCTCAGCAACGTGCGCCTGAGCTTCCCAAATCTGGTGGAGCCGCAGGAGAAGGTCACCGACGACGGCAAGAAGCGCATCAGCTACAACTGTGAAGCTCTCATGCCGCCCGATCACCCGGCCTTCACGCAGTTCATGCAGACCTACGCGACGATGGCACAAGAGAAGTGGAAAGAGCACGCCAACGCCGTGATGCAGATGATCCACGCCGACCGCAAGAGCCGCTGCTACGGCTACGGCGCGGAGAAGGTCAACAAGAAGTCGATGAAGGTCTACGACGGCTACGTTGACCAAGTGTTCATCTCGATGGGCCGCGACACCCCGCCACAAGTGATCCAGCCGGACGGGCGCCCGCTCGACCCGGCGAACACGATGGCCTACCGGCAGTTGACGATGAAGATGTACGGTGGCTGTCGCGTCAACCTGGCGGTGCGTCCGTGGCTCCAGGAGAACAAGCACGGCCGCGGTGTGCGCTGCGATCTGATCGCGGTGCAGTTCTGCGCGGACGACAAGCCCTTCGGTGAGGGCAACATCGACGCCTCGGGGATGTTCGGTCAGGTGGCCGCGCCGGCTGCCGGTCCCAGCCCCGCGGGTGCCTCGCTGCCGTTGCCGGGGATGCCGAGTGCGGCTGCCCACCAACCGTTCCCGCTGCCCGGCGCTGCGATGCCGCCCCCGCCGACGTTCGGTGCCGGCGCTCCGCCGCTGCCGCCGTTCCTGACGAAGTAGAGTAATGGTGTGACCCGCCGAGCTTAACTAACAGAGTTGCAGAGCAAAACTGCATCGGACACTCGGCGGGTCACATTTTGTAACGTAAGGGGTGAGGGGGCGGGGATTTTCTAGGGGACAAGGGAATCAAATGAAACGTGCAAAGACGATGCTTCGGGAAATCGCTCCGGCGATCCGTGAAGTTTTCTGGATCGCTCAGGTCTGGAACGATCACAACTTCGATGCCAACGACATTCGCAAAAAGTGCGAAAAGATCGCGCACCAACTTGGAGTAGAGGGTCGGGATGTTGATGACCCGGTGCGTGGCGCAAACCGCTGGTTGGCAGAGTGCGAGGCGGCGCTTGAGGAATGAAATTCGCCTACGCTGATCCACCGTATCTCGGATGCGGTCGGCTCTACGCCAAACATCACGCCGAGGCGCTGATCTGGGACGATCCTAAAACCCATCAGGCTTTGGTCGAGCGTCTGGTTGTCGAGTTCTTAGACGGGTGGGCGCTTTCACTGAGCAGCCCGTCGCTGCGCACGATCCTACCCATGTGCCCCCCGGACGTTCGCATCGGGTTCTGGGGTAAGAGCTTCGTGACCTACAAGAAAGGTGTGCGCCCGTGCTATGCGTCCGAGCCGCTGATCTACTGGCGCGGTCGCAACCCGCCACGATTCAAACACGCACCGCCCGAGAAAGGCGGCAAGGCAACAACGCCCAAGGACTTCATCGTCTGCCCCATCACGCTCAAGAAAGGGCTCACTGGTGCGAAGCCTGAGAAGTTCTGTGAGTGGGTGCTGGAACTGCTGAACGTACAGCCCGGTGATGAAGTACATGACCTGTTTCCAGGCACCGGGATCATGGGTCG